TAACATTATAATCTAAATAAAATGAAAGCTGATCACCAACATAAGCAACAGCATCTAGCATCATAGAACCAAAAGATGCTTCACTAAAATCTTGAAAAGTATCTGGATAAAATCTTTCAGCGATTTGTAGCAAATCGTCTCTTATGGAATCAAACTCTCTATTTGTATATTTTATTGGTAAAATTTTCTTATCATTTTTGGGCATTTATAATAATATCCTTAAGATTAAATAGTGATTTCTAATAAATCATTGATGCCAATATCTGGAATTTGATAAGTTAGAACGATGCGAATAGAATTAGTATCGGGCTGACTTTCGAATTGTAAATCAACAATTGTAACAATTGGTAAATATAAATTTAGTTGCTGCCTTAATCTATTATTAATTTTTCCAATAGCGCCTTCGGAATAATTTGAAAATAAAAATCTTTTAACTCCAACACCAAAATTAGGCTCCATGACTCTTTCGCCAGGATTGGTTAAAATTAACATTTTTAAATTTTGTTTAACCATCTGTTTGATGGTGGTGATCATTGTGAAACCATCACCAGTATCATAAGTGATTGGTAGTTTTATTCCAATTGAAGACATTTTGTGTTACCTTTACTAAATATTGCTTAATAATTTATTTTTTACATATTGTTTCATTAGAATCAAATGGATTACTTCTAAGACGCTTGCGGCGCCATCTAGGCAATATTGTTTGCCCAGGAGATGGTCTAATTGAATTTTTTAACTCACCAATAGTAAATTCAATTGGATCAAATTCAAACATTTTATCAATGTTAGATTCAAAACTTCTTGAATTGTAAAAAGTTTTAAATAGTGATTTTATTTTGCTTTTAGAATTTCTGAGCAATTCTTGATCCCAATTATCCCACTCTCTAACTACCAAACCGGATAACAAACCTGGGGCCCTGTCGGAGGCTGACGCCCAGCCTGGAGTGCTATTTGAATAATCTATACTACCATCGGAGTTAAAAACTACTTTCATTCCTGGTTTTGACAAGAAATTTGAACCAGTGTAATCTCCAGTGTTAACGGTAACTTCACCAATTGATGGTAAAAATGCCATGTCGTTATAAATTGCAATAGTTGATAACAGCTTACTAGTTGGTAAAATATATCTGGCTGTTAATCTAAACTTTTGATCATTTTTTAACATTTTTAACAAACATAGCAGTTCTTTAGAATTAGCTTGTACGGGAACAAATGATTGTATTTGATAATCCAGAGCATCCATTTCAACAGATGTAATTTCATATTTTTGTCCATCAATTAATGCAGAAAATTGCAAACCATGCCTAACTCCAAGTTCGCCTGTCAATCCTATAACTTTATTTGCTGGATCATCTTCTGCTCCGGATTTTGATTGTGTTACTTGTTCTAAAGTTCCGGGATATACATCTGATATATTTAACGTTGGGGAATTTGATTTGATTATTTCTGTTCCTTGGTCAATGCTGTATTTTATACCATTAATGCTAACATATTTTTCAATTACAAATGGCATATCACTTTCGTCACTAGGCATATAATTATATGACTCAACGTCTCCTATGGGAACAATCATTTGACTTATGTTATGGATATGCGGACCAACTCCATTGTTGCCGTATAGTTGCTTGCAGTCAGGGTAGCAATCAGATTGAGCCACTTGGACTTCCCAATTAATAATTTGGTGTTTATGCTGTATCCTATCATCAGTTGGATGATATGCCATATAAGCCCAACCGTTTCCTTCCTCGTCTACTTCGTATGTGTGCATATGATTCGCAACATTTGATGTCATACCGTATGAAGGTCCACTCGGCTCCTCATTAACAACAGCGATTATTTCTTTATCTAAATCTAGATCAATACCGCCGGCGGTAAACTGAGTTAATATAAAATAATCAATATCAGTGTATTGAGGTTCAATATTCATATTTTTCAAATTTTCAATAAATTTATCAGACATGTATTGAAGTTCTATTTTAACCATTTCCTTTAAAATAATTTTTGCTTCTTCTTCAGTAGAAATAATTGCTTCAATATTTAATCTTTCTTTATATTGTTTATATGTTTCAAAGTTGGCTGCAAAACTTGCTAAACCTGCGCCTGGAACTGGGTTAGTTAAGCTTGCAAGAAAAGCTTTTCCAAGATCGCTACTTAAATCTTGAGACTCTTTCCATTTTTGTTTGGTTGGATACTCATAAGCTGATTGCATATCGTTAATTCTACCAAGTGCTTTTAAAACCGATTCAGGAACATCAACGATTTTGCCTTCATCTACTAACCTTCCATAAGTTTGTACAGATTGTTCTAAAAATGTATACCAAAATTCTTCATCTTTGAAAGGATTTAGATTTTCCCATACCGCAGCCTGAACATCTTTAAATGCCATCTCCATGTTTTCAACGATGTACTGCGGATATAGCGAGCTATAGACATTATCAAAATCAGGTTTAAAAGTTGTAAATGTAGCCATAGATTTTATAAAATGAACACTAGAAAAGATTCTGCAGGCTGATGTTATAAGACCTTGTATACCGGCTGCACTTTCTCTTTCTAAAACTCTATTGTATGGCAGCTCAACAACACAATCTTCATCATATCTTAATCTTTCATCTAAAGAGATATTAGTTAATGTATCTTGTATTTGATCACTTATTTCTCCAAAATCAATCAAGTCAGTTCTTGATGGCTTACAAGGGCTTAGTTCAGGAAACATAATATCTATTAACCCTAGCCATCCTGAATTTTTTACTGGTTTTATATAAACAGGTGGGTTTACATAACTTCCGCCAAAAGTGCCTGGATCTAAATAAAATACCCTATTATTGTCTCTATCTTCAAGTTGGTTCCTGCTAATCCCCAAAACAGCATCGTCATTTACAATTGGGCGGCCATCAATTGTAGCATCGCTATATAATGTTCCAGCGGGACTGTCAGTTTGTCCCTCTTGCACTACATAATCTGCATCTTCTGGAGATAAATTATCATATTCAGCTCCATATAAAAAAGCATTCTCATTATTGTAAACTTCGCTTGTGACCTTGTTGAGGATTTTACTTAAAGTATCTTCATGAAATACTCTTAAAGGACTAATAGAGCCAGTATACCCCGCTTGTTGTAGTATTTCATTAAATAAAATGAGTTGAGGCATATGACTTCCAGCTACTTGGAAGCTTGATTGAAAATTAGGATATTCAACTAATGATATTAAATCAAATGTATCATCGATAGCTAAAAACTCAAATTGTCTTTCTGATTGTATAGAGGCATTTCTATTATTTTTAAAAGCTTTTTTCTCATCAGAATTCATTGAATTTATATCAGCACGAGTAATATCTGCACCATAATTCAAAAGATTTACAATGTTTACTCTAGCTGTATCTGCTGGTATATTGCGAATAACAAATTCATCGTTTTCTGTTTTTTCTTCAACTAAATCAGATAAAAATAATTCTAAATTAAATCCATACAGATAACTTGAGTCTTCCCATGTTACTTTACCTTTATTATTATCTACAAAAGGAAGTATAATGTCTGGTTCAGCTTTTCTTCCAAAGCGAATAAATTCAACCGTTTCAGATTGTGTCTGAACAACTATTTCGGTTTCATAACCAAAGTCTGGTAATTGTAGAATGTCAGGAGCATTATAAAGGTCAAACCCAAGTTCTGCAAATGTTTTAACAAAAATTTCCTTTTCTTTAAAATTGTTATTTGTATCAAATGTCGTATCAATAGTATTTAATTGATCTCGCATCCATTCGGCCACGTACAATGGAAATTGACCTTCTTGTTCATCAGAACCTGTATTGGTAAGGAAATCAACATAATTTCTTCTATTTGCTGCGCGTCGATAATGAGCAGTTAATGGGATACCTAAAGTATCTGCCAGGATCATATTTAAAAGACCCCAGTTTTTTTCTCCGGGCCCATTTCCTAACATATCAGTAGAAAAATCAATAAATAATTGTTTTAGTAAAGTGTCCATTGATTTATTTTTAACTGCAGTAGCTACAGGAGACTCAAAAGGAACTAAACCATTGTCACAGCCTGGATCTGATAATACCGGCGGCATTGAATCAGCAAGCATTGTAGATGGGTTCTGTTGCAGAGCATTTGTAATATCAGACAACCTTTCGGATAATTCTTCTTGTTGATTATCACACATTAATTGTGATTGACTTGTAGTTGCCCGACCAGAAAGTATTTCAGCTCTATAGGCGCAAAACTGTTCTAAATCTTCATCAGTGGCACAAATTGAAGGATTGGCCGGATATTGATCATTTTCTGGAAGTTCATCTATAAAATTTCTCATAGCAGTTCTTGATTCAGCTGGTAATAAATTGCCCATTCCTGTAGTAAAATCAGCTATAGCATCCTCGTTTGGAAGCGCGTCGCGATACTCTGGATATTCTAATTCAATTATCTGATCCATTATTGCTAATGATTCAGAAGTTGGAGTTCCTAAGAATAAATTCATCATCTCACCTCTTGTCAAAGAAGCGGACATATCACCTGTAAAGTTTAATAATTTTTCAGTGTCAGCTAATGCTGCTGCTCCCAAGCCGAGTTTTTCAAACATATCAATTATGGTCGCCTCTACTTGACGCTCATCTGCATCTGGTCCACAAAGA